CGAGTACAAGGAGATTTTTCCGGCGGTACAGTTGGCCGCGGACAGTAAGGCTTCGGGCCGTTGGGACACGAGCAAGGGTGGGATGTACTACGCGGTGGGTGTAGGTTCTAACCTGGCTGGTCGTGGTGGCGATTTGGTGATTATTGACGATCCGCACTCGGAGCAAACGGCGATGAGTGTCAGTGGATTTGATGATGCGTGGGATTGGTACACAGGGGGCCCCCGTCAGAGGCTCCAGCCGGGTGGGAGTATTGTATTGGTGCAGACTCGGTGGTCTGAGAAGGACATGACGGGTCAGTTATTGAGGGCGATGGCTAAAGATCCGTTGGCCGATCAGTGGGAAGTCGTGGAATTACCGGCTATATTTGATGACGGTAAACCGTGTTGGCCGGAATATTGGAGTTTGGAGGACCTGACTTCGGTAAAAGCGTCGATTCCGCCTAGCAAATGGAACGCGCAGTACCAGCAGAACCCGACGGGTGAGGAAAACGCGATTATTCCACGCGAGTGGTGGAATAAATGGGAAAAAAAGACGGTTCCTAACTTACAATTTGTGATCCAGAGTTACGATACGGCGTTTACCAAGCGCGAAACGTCGGATTTTTCGGCTATTACGACGTGGGGTGTGTTTTATCCTAACGAATCGGGGCAACCTAACCTGATTTTATTGGATAGTAAGAAGGGTCGATGGGACTTTCCAGAGCTAAAGGAGGTGGCTTTGGAGAATTATAAGTTCTGGGACCCCGACACCGTCATTGTTGAGGCGAAGGCGAGTGGTTTGCCCTTGACCCACGAGCTACGGAACATGGGCATACCGGTTGTAAACTTCACACCGAGTAAAGGTAACGATAAAGTTTCGAGGGTACATAGTGTTTCGCCGTTATTTGAGGCTGGAATGGTCTGGGCCCCCGACGAATTATTCGCGGACGAGTTGATTGAGGAGGTTGCGGCCTTTCCAAATGGCGAATACGACGACTTGGTGGACAGCATGACACAGGCCTTAATGCGTTATCGTCAAGGAAATTTTGTTCAATTACCGACGGATAGTTGGGAAAATGATGAAACTTCTGCTAGAGTAAGGGTATATTACTAATCTAGTATAATTGCGCTAATACTATCTAAGGGCTCGTTTATGGCACAGGCTAAAAAAGGTTTTGGAACGTTCATGGAAAATGCGGTTCCGTCTCAGATCGACATGGAGGACTTGGACGCTGAACTGGAGTTAGAGCTTCCCGGCTCACGGAACACGGTCCAGGCGATGATCGAAGCGGAAAATGTAGGCGAGATTGAGATAGAACAAGAAGAAGATGGCGGCGTTACGATAGATTTTGAGCCGATGGACGAGCGGGGCATGGAAGATGATTTTTATTCCAACTTAGCAGAAAACATTCCAGATCGAGAGTTGCAGCGGATTGCAGGAGAGTTGCTTGACGAGTTTGATGCAAACAAGGCTGGTCGTCAGGAATGGGAAGAGGCGTATGCGAATGGTCTAGAGCTTCTTGGATTTACGTATGAAGAGAGGACGCAACCTTTCCGTGGAGCGTCGGCCGTGACACATCCATTGTTAGCCGAGGCTGCTACGCAGTTTCAGGCGCAGGCGTTTAACGAATTATTACCGGCTTCTGGTCCTGTTCGGACTGTGGTCATGGGCAAAGAGACGCGAGAAAAGGTTAATCAGGCGCAGCGTGTAAAGCAGTTTATGAATTACTACGTCACGAATGTGATGGAGGATTACACGCCTGACATGGATCAGATGTTGTTTTATTTGCCGCTGGCGGGTTCTACGTTTAAGAAGACGTATTATGACGAGACGATGGGCCGTGCGGTATCCAAGTTTGTTCCGGCAGAGAATTTAGTGGTTCCGTATGAGACGGCGGATTTGGACACATGTCCTAATGTGACGCAGTCGTTTCGGATTAGTTTGAATGATTTAAGAAAGAAGCAGGTTGCAGGTTTTTATTTGGATATACCGGTTATTCCGGCGCAGTCTGCAATGGATGGTGTTTCTGAAGAGATAGATAAGATTGATGGAGTAGAGCCTTCGCAGATTGATTATGACTGTACGTTGCTCGAATGCCATGTTGATTTAGATTTAGAGGGATACGAAGAGGTTGATGACGAGGGGGAGCCTTTAGGAATTAAGGTTCCTTACGTTGTAACTATTTCACAGGATAATGGTCAGATTTTATCCATAAGACGTAACTATAAGGAAGATGACGAGAAGAAGCGGAAGATACAATATTTCACGCACTTCAAGTTTTTACCTGGTTTTGGTTTTTATGGTTTAGGTTTTATTCATACCATTGGCGGTTTGTCACGGACGGCTACTGCTGCGTTGAGGCAATTAATCGATGCGGGTACTCTGTCCAATCTGCCTGCGGGATTTAAAGCCCGTGGACTTCGTATCCGAGACGATGACGATCCACTCCAGCCCGGTGAATTTAGAGATGTGGACGCTCCGGGCGGTGCCATCCGTGACTCCCTCATGCCTTTACCGTTTAAGGGTCCTGATCCAACTTTGTTCCAGTTATTGGGATTTGTTGTTCAGGCGGGGCAAAGGTTTGCAACGATTACTGATTTAAAGGTTGGTGATGGTAATCAAAATGCAGCGGTAGGTACTACGATTGCGATGATGGAGCAAGGCTCTAGGGTGATGAGCGCGGTGCACAAGCGTTTGCATTACGCTATGCGTCAGGAGTTCAAGATCCTGTCTAGGGTGATGTCTGAAAGTTTACCGCAAGAATATCCATACTCTGTTGCCGGAGAAGAGTCAACTATCATGCGCGAAGATTTTGATGATAGAGTAGACGTGATTCCGGTAAGCAATCCGAATGCTTTTAGTCAGGCGCAACGCATAGTGTTGGCGCAAACCAAATTACAACTTGCGGGTGCTGCACCGGAATTACACAACATGCACGAGGTTTATCGTGACATGTATGAAGCTTTGGGTGTTACGGATGTAGATAGGATTATGAAATCGGTTCCTGATGAGGAGCCGGTACCTATTGACCCTGCTCAGGAAAATATAAATTCTTTGGAGATGCTTGAGCTTAAAGCTTTTGAGGGTCAGAATCATCAAGCGCACATTACGGCGCACTTGGTTTTTGGTTCAAGTCCAATGGTCGGGTCTTTGCCGCCGGTTGCCATGTCATTACAGAAACACGTTATGGAGCACGTAAAGATTGCGGCTCAAGAACAGGCTATAGTGGCCTATAGTCAACAGAGGCAACAAGCGCAGCAACAAGGTATGTCTATGGGTCCTGAAGATGAAATGCTTCAAATGGAGCAATTAGTTGCACAGTACATTGCTGAGGGTCTGCAACAAGTTAAAGATTTGTCTGGACAGCTATCTGGAGCAGGTCAGCCTGATCCGTTAGTCAAGCTGAAAGAAACTGAATTACAGCTCAAAGCTCAGGCGGAACAGAACGATGCTCAGTTAGATGCTCAGAAGCTTCAGTTAGATGCTCAAGCTCTTCAGGCTCGAAAAGATCAGTTCCAGCAACGGCTTCAATCACAAGAATCTCAAACTGCTGCTAGAATACAATCTGCTATGGAGCGTGAATTACTTAAACAAAGGTCACAGTAATGGAAAGTTTTATGGATTTTTGGCCGGTGATATCAGGTCTTATTGCTGTGGCTGCAATAGGTGTAGCTTTTAGAGCTGAAATTACAGTTAGGGTTAAAATATTAGAAGACAAAGTAAAAACTCTTTTTGATATGATTAATCGTATGAAATGAAAAATTTTGATTTATCTAAAGCGCTGGCTAGTTTAGTTCCAGTTCTACTGGCGGCGATGTGGTGGGTCATTAGTTCTATTGGTGAAATAACCTCGGATATTCAATTGATTCGTGCCAATCAAATGCAGTTAATTAGCCCCCAAGGGGTGATTGTTCCAAGTCCGGGAAATGCCTTTGCTAGACAAGAGCTAAAGGAAGAAATGTTAGAGCATGTTCATGATTTGAAAGTCAGAGTAAAGTTATTAGAGGAAAGAGGTAAATAATTATGGGCTTTAGATTTAGTTCAGCACTTAGATCAATGATTCCGCAAATGGTAGCAAGTGGAAGAATGACTCCTACAGGAGCCGGCTATGTTATAAATCCGGCTCCGCCCCCTGAAGGAGGAGTGTCTCCTATGGTTCCACCTCAAGCTATAAAGGTAGGTCCTATGCAGGGTTCTGGAATAGCTGTTCCAACTCCGGGAGGAACTCCGGCTGTTGTACAAGGGAGTGGTTTCAACTCCGGTTTAATGTCTTTATTAAATGATCCGGCTATACGGGAAAGACTTAATTTGTCTACTCCCACACCAAACGTTGAACCGGTAGCTCAGGAACCCGTTACAGAAGCGCCTGTTCAAAATACCGTTGATCAACAATTTTTGAGTAGTCCTGAGTATCGGACGGCTTATGATAGTTATTTAAATAGACTTTCTAATCCACAACCGGTCATTAGCCCATATCAAGCTTTTGTAGATGCCCGGATGGAAAGAGAGCAGTCTGAAGATAGATCTTACGTTAATCCTTTTAGGAGACCAGCATGAAATCAAAAGTAAAGTTTATGGGTTCTGCCCCATCTAATCCACCAAAAGCAGTAGAGTATGCAGATATTAAAGACCAAGGTCGCATTCCTTACGGAAAAACTGCCGACGCGCCGATGGCTGGAGACACTGTAAAGCGTATGAAAATGCGTGGAACTGGCGCAGCTATCAAAGGTACAAAATTTAACGGTTGTTAATCTGCCTAATTGGAGGTTTTATGTTTTCAAATATGTTAAACAAAATCCTAGTTACTTTGTTTTGGGTAGGTACAACATTACAAAATACAATTGTTTGGGTTTGGACTAAAATAAAACAAGCAACAGTGTGGGTAGTATCTAAGTTTGTTGATGTATGTAAGTGTGAAAAATAAGGAGGGATTATGGCTCTACTTAACGCACTTATTGGCCCTGTTA